ACCAGTCCGCCGAGAAAGTGATGGCGGTAGCGGCGGCCGCGACCGCCGTCCCGAGCTTCGGGGTCAAGACGGTCGCGTGCGTCGCCGCTTGCAGGTAGGTGAGCATGATCCACGCCTGCTTGACATTCTTGAGGCTCACGTTGTCCAGCGTGACGCCGCCGTCGGTGGTCACGCTGCCGGCCGTGGCCGCCACGATCTTGAACTGCTCCGGCAGGTAAACGAATGGAGCGCCCATAGTCTTATCCTCCTTACGCCCTGGTCGCCACGGTCACGAAATGACCGAGCGTGTTGCTGGAACCGCTGGCCGGGGTCAGCGCGGACACGTCGAACGGCGCCCCGTTGCAGCGCCACACCCAGCGGAAGGTGCTCTCGTCCGTGGTGAACTGGACGTGGATGCTGGACGCGGCCTGGATGCCCGCCTTGTCGATCCAGCGGTAGTTCGAGAAGTTGGCCAGGATCACGTCGCCCACGGTGCCCAGCGTCGGGCAGTATTCGACCGGGATCACCGGCCTGCCGAACAGGGTGCTGTAGGGTCCCTGGCTCAGCCCGTTGGCGGGCATGTAGGCGGGAACGCCCCCGGTACCCACGGCCAGATAGAGCTGGAAGAGCTGCGGTTCCACGTCCTGATTGATGAACCAGACGGCCTCGGCCCGGTCCGGCGCCCACATGCGCGACCACATCTTGACCAGGTTCTGGTACACCAGGCCTGTGGCAGCCTGGCCGGTTTCCTTGGCTACGCTCACCGTGGCGCCACTAGCCAGCACGCCCAGTGGATAGCCAGCCCCGGTGCCGTTGATGATCGAGTCCTCCGCGGCAAAGCGCAGCTCGTTCACAAAGGAGTCGCCGACCTCGCCCGAAAGCGCGATGTCGTCCTGCAGAAGCTCGTCGGTCGCGTAGTACAGGCCGATCAACTTTTCCAGGTTGAGCGAGAAGCGCCTGTAGGCCGGCTTGGACTTGGTGAGGGTGCCGCCCTCATTCAGCCAGTAGGCGCGGACGCCGCCGAAGCGGGAACCCGTGGCCCGGCTGGTCTCATTGATCACGTTGACAACCAGCCCGTTGGCACCCGGCCCGAGCGGGCGCTGTCTCACGCGCCTGAGGATCTCGCCGGTGTTGTAGATGCGGCCCAGCATCTCCTTGGCGAAGTCCTGCTGGACCAGGAAGCCGCCCTCGGCGCCCACGGTCTCGCTCGCCCCGGTCGCCTTCATGGCCTTCTCGTTGATGGCCAGCAGGCGCGGGTCGACAGACGAGGGCATGATGGCCGCCCGCTTGATCGCGGCCAACTGCTCGCCGAAGGACTTGAAACCGTGCTCCGCCTCGTCCTTGGTCACGGTCAAGCCGGACGTGACGGGCGGGAGCGAAGCCTTGAAAGCCTCCACCGCCTCGGTAGCCGCGGCCTTCGCGGCCTCAGCCACCAGGGTCTTGATCTCGTTAGGGTCCATGATCTTTCCCTCCGTTATAGTCGTTTCAGAAGCGGCCTCAGCCCGCCCTTCATCCGCGCCCGCCGAACCCTCACCGGGTTCCTGTGGCAGCAGCGCCTTGTACTCCGGGTCTGCCTCAGCCATCGCCTTGATGCGCTCTATGCCCAGCGTCCTCGGCTCGCAGGGCGTCGGCGTCAAGGAGAACTCCACCACAGGCCATGCCTTGATGACACCACCGTCGCGGCGTACCAGGTGCGGTACACTGCCGGATGACCAGCCCAGTGCCCCGGCCTCGATGAGCTTCAGGACCTGGGCGACGTACTGGCGCGAGCGGTCAAGCTCTGCCTCGATCCACACGCCCACATCGTCCACCGTTGCCTTGAGGACGGTGCCCAGCGAGTGCTTGACGTTGCCCATCGTGTGGTCGTAAAAGACACGCTTGGCAGGCACCAGGTCCAGGTCAAGCTCGGTGTCCTTGGTGAACGTCTCACCGTCCAGGTCACGGTCGCCAAAGACGACGCCATAGCCGGCAACCGTCGCCGTCTCGTCCGTAAGGCTCTTGAGTGTGATGCTGTTGTCTGCCATGTGTCACCTCCCAAACATGTTGCGGACCGTGTCCTTCCAAATGCGCCCGATGACGCCGCTCCGCAGCACCTTGGCGATGGCCAGCTTGTCGGTGATCCACCCCGTCGCCTTGTGCTGCGCCGTCTGCTTCTCAGAACTCTGGACACGGGCGGCATAGGCGGCCCTGGTGCCCACTACCGCGTCCATGCTGCCGCGCTTGGCGACTGCCCAGGATGGCCCTATCCTCTGGCTCCACCTATCGCTGTTACGGGTGTACTGCGGGTCCAGCCCCTGTGCCCGTCTGTTGGCGAAATACCAGCGCCGTGACTTCTCGCTTGCCCAGATGACGGGCTTGTGCGATGGCCCTGGGTACTTGGCGATGGCTGCCCGCACCTGCTCGCCTATCGCCAGCGTCATGGCCTGTACGTGCGGCTCCATGCGCTGCCCCAGCTTCTTGTACAGCGCGTCAAAGCCCTTTAGCTCAAGGCTAACCGTTGCCATCTTTCACGCGCCCGACGTACTCGTTGGTCGTCCAGCATCGGCACCGAGGATGAGCCGGTGGCGGCGAGGTCCACTCGCGTTCGTCCTTGCCGTCCAGCGGGCCGCAAATCTCGCACACCTTCTCGTCCGCGCTGGTATTCCACACCCGGCGCATTTCCAGCCCGGCGTCTTTCAGCAGTTCCTTGTATGTGTCCGTCGCGGCGCTGTAGGCCCGCGTGGTCTCGGTGACGGCGATCATCTCGGCCCGCAGCTCGCCGAAGGCGGGTTCCAGCAGGTCTGAAAGCTCGCCGATGGTCATGCCCGGCGTTGCGGTGAACTTGCCCACCACTGACTGCGCCAGAGCCCGCGTGGTGTCCGTGAGCCCGGACACCAGGTCGTAACTATACCGCGTCGCCCAGTCCCAGGCAGCCTTGTTGATCACCGCCACGTCAAAGTCGATGCCGAAGGCCAGCGCCTCACGGAGCGCATGGCCGGTGTAGACGCTTACCAGCTTGTCATCGACCGCGTTGCGCATGGCCGCGGCGAACTCTTCCCAGTCCGCTTCCTGCAACTCCGCTATGCGCTTGGCGATGATGCTCTGCTGTTTGGCAAGCTCGGCCACCAGCGCGTCGCGCACCCGCTTCTCGTCCGCCAGCCGCGCCGGGTCTAGCTTCTTGAGAAAGTCAAAGGCGCTGTCTGTGTCTGCCTGCAGCCGCGCCTCGATGAGCGCCTTCATACCGGCAGGGATGTTCTCGCTCTCGAAAGGCCGGGCCTTGCCCGCCTTCTCGCACTTGCGCTGCCACCGCTCAAGGTCGGCACGCATGGCCGGCTTAGGCTGGGGCACCACTTCCGCCCGCTCCTCGTCCGGCTCTTCTTTGGGCGGGTTCTCACGCCCGGCGTACTGCTCCAACTGCTCGGGTATCTCCGGCTCCGGCGGCTTCCATCCTGTCGCCAATGCCGGCAGGCTCATGTTCTCAAAGGCTTTGCTGATGACTGCCCGCGCCTCTTCCGTGTCACACAACTTGGCGCCGTAGACCGAGGTGGCGGCGTCGATCATCGCCTTCATGCTGGCGGCCTTCTCTGCCTCGTCCTTTTGTACCGCCTCCAACTGCTCGGGTTGCAGGCGCATCTCCAAGCCCTGCGGCCAGAAGAGCTGCCGGTTGAATGCCTCGGCGTGCCACTGGGCATGGGGTACGATGGTCTCCAGCCAGAAGGAGCGACGGTGCTCGGCGCTGGTCGCAAAGTTGGCCGCATCGGTGAGCATGGTCTCTGGAATCTCAAACGCGCAGGCGATCTGGCTCCGCACCTGCTGGAATAACTCCGGCATCGCCAGGTCCTTGACCGGCATCCCGACAACGGTCGCCTTCATACCGTTACGCAGGATCACCGTGCGCCATGCGTTTTTGAGGCCGGATGTGATCTTCTCCCATGAGGTGCGTATGCGGTCTACCTCATCATCGGGCACCGCGGCGTCCGTGCTGAGGACCACTGCGGGGATGGCGCCATGTGAGAAGAACCGTGACGCCCAGATGTTGGCATTGAGCGCCAGGCCGGCCGCCTCCATCGCCACGTGCATGGGTGAGACGCCGGGCCCCAGATCGTCGTTTGGATTGAACTGCGCGGCGTAAATGATCTGCTCCGGCGTGTAGTGCCGCTTTGTCTCGCCCACTTTCTGGGTAAAGCCCGTGATCCCGCTCTCGCCCGTGTCAACTGTCATGGTGTTCGGGTTCAGCCACTGCAGGCCCTTGACCACTCGCGCCGCGTTCTGGGCCTTCAGCACGTAGTTGGCCGCCCACAGACACTCGGCGGCCTCCGAACGCCACAGCAGGTCACGGGTCATGGCCGGATAGTCCACCGGCTTGGCGTCGTCCTCGGGCGCGCTGCGTTTGCAGATGACGTAGGGCACCGTGGACACGCCCCATGCGCGGAGGTTGACGCAGCGATAGGCCCACGCCACGGCCTTATAGATGCTGGCCGGGCTCTTGGACGCCTCCCCGCTGTTCTCGTTCACCAGGTAGTCAAGGAAGGCATCGAACTTGCCCAGCCCGACGTTCTTGATTCCACCGCCTATGAGGGCCATGCGAGGCCAGCCCTTATCCGCCATCGGCCCTCCTCTCAGATCTCAATGATGTAGGGACCTCCAAAGGACAGCATTGTTACCGCCCCACTCACCGCGTCCACCTGGTCATCGTGAAGGCCCTCGGGGAACGAACAGAATTCGTCGATCGCCGCCGCGTTCCAATTCCCGCGCACCAGTGCCACCTTGCCCTGCTCTGCCCGTGCCAGCCAGGGGAGGCAGCGCGCGATCTTGTCCTTGTCCGGCACGATCTCACGCACCGCAATGGCCGCCAACGCGGGCTCGCGCATCAGTTCTTGCACCGCCGCCAGTTGGAATGCCACACGCTCCACGCCCTGCTGGCATTTGTCGGACAGCGCCGTGTCTATGATGATGCGCCTGGACTGCGGCCACTCCCAGCGCCCGCGCACTATGTCGGCGATGTAGAGCGTACCGTCCGGCCCCAACGCGCACTTGGCGCCCGCCGTGTAGTCCGCGCCGGACTTGATGCTTACGGCCAGATCCCAAGACCGCACCCATGTGAGACCGGCCGGCGCCTCATCCACAAAGCGGAAATACTCGCGCCGGAAGAGCGCCCCGGCAAGTTGCACGAACTCGGCGCCGTACTCCTGCCGGAAGATCAGCCCCGGCAGCATCCCCCGCGCTGCCTCGATCTCAGACGCGGCGATGTGCGGGTTGTCCCATGTCGGGAACTGCCAGCGCGCCCACTCCGGCCCCGTCGCATTCTGGTACAGCTCAGAGAAGTGGTTGAATCCCCGCGGCGTCGAGATAAAGAGCGCACCACCCGCACGATCTGAAAGGGTGGGCCGCAACGCCTGCTCCCATACCTCGCCCCACTTCTCAATGAACGCGGCCTCGTCTACCACCAGAAAGTCCAGCCCCTCACCACGGAGGCCGGCAGGGCTATCGGCGCTCTTGACTTGCACCGTGCCGCCGCCGGGATAGGTGATGCGCCGGTCTGCCTCATGCGGCGTCGCCCCGGGCACCTTGGCCGCCATACGCTTGAGCTCCCGCCATGCGATAGCCGACATCGGGTATGTGGGCGATACCCACCAGCCACGCTTGCCCGCCGCGGCCTCTGCCGTCAGCATGGCGACACCCAGAATGGATTTTCCCCAGCGACGGCCGCAGCTGGCAATTCTAAACCGGGCGTCACTCCTCAGGATCGCCTTCTGCCCCGTATGGAAGCCCCTGATCTCCAGCTCCGGTGTCTGCAATGTCAATCACCACTCGGAAAGCGGAACCGCCCGCGCCGCTCACCTGAATCTTGTCGGCGGGCTTGCCGGCCAGGTAGTTGAAAAGCCACTCCCTCGCCTTGGCGTCACCATGCTCGGCCTGGCTGGCCGCCTTCTCGATGATCCTCTTGGCGCGGGCAGGCGGAACACCCTCGCGGAACAGGTCAAGATAGCCTTCCTCGACTGGTCTCGGCTTCCTGCCTGGCCCGCCAGGGTTGCCCTTGGCGAACCGTCCATTGTCCTGTCTGCCCGGTGTCATTCCGATTACGCTCCGATTGCCGGCGGTCTATTCCGCCTCCGGCGTCACTTGGATTCTCAGCACTCTGTCTCGCCATAACACGAGCTTGAGCGCCTGGGCCAGTTCCGACTCCGGCACCTCGATCTGGATACGCATGCCATCCTTGCCCACCTTGAATTGAGCCAGAACATCGGGGAAGGACGCCAGAAACGTGACCTGCTCGGGCTTGTCAATCGCTCGCGCCAACTACACTACTCCCTCAAACTAGCGTGCAGGTCTGCGTTGTCGCGTATCAGTTTGGCCATGAGCGTCTGCATCGTGCTCCCCGTTGCCTTGTGTCCTTCCCCCGGAAACAGCGGCTTCACCTTGTCAGAGACAGCTTGCTCGAAGCCCAGTGGTGAGAACGGAAGGTACCAGTCGATCAGCCCCAGCCGGAAGAGAAGGCCCACGATCCTGTAGCGCAACTCCGGCCCGATGCATCTGATCCATCTCATCATTCGTACTCTTCTGCCCTATCCACGGCGTCCTTGTCCAGAAAGGCCTTGTGCCCGTTCACCGTCACCCAGACGCCCTGTTTGCGCGGGTGCTTCTTGGCTGCCTGTATGAGCCGGGCGCACTCTCGGCCCAGGTAGAACGCCGCTCGGTTGTAGCCGGCGTTCTTCGTGAGATTCCCTGCCAGTATCAGTTCGCTGATCTCATCGTCTGCCATGAATGCAAAGAGGGGCCGGAGGCCAGTCAGTGCAATAAATGCACCAACTGGTTTCCGGCCCCATCAGGCCTTATCGGCTCTTAGCGCCTAAGCGGTCAGAGCTGTACGGTTGTCCCGTCCGCTAACAGTTTAGCTTCGCGGACGCTGGCCGGGCTGCCGTCCTCAACTCGCACGAGCAGCCAGCCAGACCTCATATTGAGCATGTGGGCAGACAGCGCGGCCATGCGTTGCTGCCTGTGTTGTGCTTTCTGTTGCTCCCTTAGACGCGAGATATGAGCATCAATGCCGGTCGGCTTGTAGCCGTTCGTCACTCTGCCTCCACTGTACGCACCTGCGCATTGCTTGTCAAGAGGGCTGCCAGACCAGGCCGCGCCTTACCGAGCATCGCCTCTCCCCGCCACGCCTGCCTTGCCATGCTTCACCGTACCCTGCCATTCCTGGCCTCGCCTTGCCTGCCTTGCCCTACCATGCCGTGCCAAACCACGCCATGCCCGGCCCCGCCATGCCTGCCTTGCCGGACCGTACCCTGACCCACCACGACTTGCCTTGCCGAACCGGGCCTGCCTTACACTGCCGGGGCGTACCGTACCCCGCCAAGCCATGCCACGCCTGCCATGCTATCGCTTCAGCTCAAACGTGCCCCAGCCCATGCCGGCGCTGTTCTTGCTGTCCGGGCGCCCTTCACCGATGCCCACCTGCTCCCCCACGCGCTGTAAGAGGTTGGCCACATCGGTGAAATTGAACTGGTCCCCGTCAAACCGTATGCGGATGTTCGCCTCCCACGGGAAGTACATCGGCCTCACCGTGAGCATCGCCACATCGGTCGACGTCCGCCCGATGGACTCGCTGATCCTGCTCGCCCCATAAATGCGTATCAGTGGAATGAGCGGGTCCTTCACATCCCAGCTATCCTGTACCACGAACAGGGACAACTTCGCCAACGTCATCTTGAAATTGACCACCCGGCAAGCCGAGATCATCGCGGCCCGGATCGCCCCGGCATTGAAACCTTCCCAACGCTCTCCGTTGGTCTCCCCAATGTACTTGGCCGCCTCGCACAAGTCCTCCAGCGTCCGCGGTTCATGCCGCTTCTTGCCGGCCGGAGAGGTGCCCCGGACGATTTTGTCCCCGAACTCCCGCTTGATCTTCTCGTCGAAACGATGAATCACTAGCGGCGCCGTCCCCATGATGCGGAACTCCACAAACTCCATGTTCGGCGGCTTGATTGTAACCTGTACGGTGCCTGCCATCTGCGTTCCCCTTTCGTTTCGTTATGCCGCCACGGCGACTGCCGCGGACTCGACCGGAAACAACTGCCCCTGTGCGCTGTCTATGGCGTCAAAGATCGTAGCCAACTCACTAAACGCGCTGTACCGTCGCCGCCATGCCGCGATGTTCTTGAGTGCATCTTCCAGCACTTGCGCGCGAAGCACGGGGTCTTCCATCGCGTCTTCTGGCGTGATCCAACCGCGCGCCGGGGTAGCCGCTCCTGCCATCATCACCTTGACCTGATACACCGTCGGCGTTGTATCCTTGCCCGCCTCGGGGAAGGTCACATTGACATAGGCCGGGATTGGCTTCCCATCCTCAATGATGCGTATCTGCCGGATGACATACCGGGCCTGCTCCCGGCGGTACATCGCAGCAGCCGTCGTGTTGTCCCACTCGAATAGCACGTGCAGCGGGGAATCTTCCGGCTCCGCCGCGCGCACAACGGCCCATGTTTCCAGCGCCCCCGTCTTTTGTAGCAGATCGTCCAAGGCACCTCCAACGGCCTGAGCGTCCGCCTTCACAACCGCACCATGCGCCCAATCGAATTGCCTTGTCTCAGCCA